CCCACACAATTTTAATAGGAGAAAACTATGGCAGCTAAAGGTGATGTAAAAGCAGTACAGATTACAACAGCAGCTCAAGTATTTGGTGGAAGAACAAGATTAAGAGGAATTATTCTTTCTGCAAATAGTACGACAGCTACAGGATCAGTAACTTTACAAGATATTAATGGCACTCAATTTACTGCAGAAGTTCCTCCAGGAGATGTGTTTTCATTTAACATGCCTGAAGATGGAATTCTGTTTGAAAGTGGAATGACTTGCAGTGCAATTACAAGTGCTAAGGCAACTGTATTGATTGATAAATAGGAGGATCAATGGCAACCTCTGGTACTACGACTTTTGAATCAAATTTTTATATTGATGATATAATTACGGAAGCCTATGAACGTATAGGTCGATTTGATTATTCTGGTAATGATATAAAAACGGCTAGACGTTCTTTAAATATAATGTTTCAAGAATGGGCTAATAGAGGTTTGCATTATTGGCAAGTAAAAAATAATTCAATTACATTAGTAGATGGTCAAGCAGAATATACAATGTTTAGATCAACTGCTGATGGTACTTCAAGTGCAAATGCAGTTTATGGTGTTGATGATATTTTAGAAGCAAGTTATAGAAATGCGTCTAGTGTTGATACTCCACTTACAAAAATAAATAGATCAACTTATCAAGCATTTGCAAATAAAACATCTACAGGTGTTCCATCACAATATTTTGTACAAAGATTTATTGATAAAGTAACTATTACTTTATATTTAACTCCCGGATCTACTGAAGCCGGAAACTTTCTAAACTATTATTATGTTAGCAGGATTCAGGATGCCGGAGCCTATTCTAATGAAGCAGATGTACCATATAGATTTGTACCTTGTATGGTAGCAGGACTTGCATATTATTTATCACAAAAATTCAATCCACAATTGGTTCAACAAATGAAGTTATTGTATGAAGATGAATTGAATAGAGCTTTAACTGAAGATGGTTCTTCATCTAGTTCTTATATAACCCCAAAAAATTATTATCCAAATGTCTAGATCAAATGGAAAATACGCACAATTTATTTCTGATAGATCAGGTATGGCTTTTCCATACAAAGAAATGGTTATTGAATGGAATGGAGCAAGAGTCCATGTTTCAGAATTTGAAGCAAAACATCCACAACTAGAACCTAAACCACATGCTGCAGATCCACAAGGTTTAGAAAATGCAAGACCCGATAGAACAGAACCAGCAGTTTTAATTTTATTACAGAACAATCCATTTGAAACTATAATTTATTCTGGATCAACTTATGTGAATGTCTATTCACCAAATCATGGACGATCGACTGGTAACACCGTTAGGTTTAGAGGACCAACAAGTGCTACCGGGTATTTAAATGTACCTTCTTTTAATGGAGTAACCGATATTAGTAATGCAAGTGGATTTACAATTACAGTTGGAAAAATTAATGGAAGTGGTACTATAACAGATACAACAAATTATTATCACTTTACAAGTACCAATACGGCTACAACAAGTGGAGTAAATGGAGGAGGAAACGGTTGCACTGCAGGGCCAGTGACGTTACAAGGTTAATATGACATACGCAGAATTAGTACAAAAAATTAGAGATTACACAGAAGTAGATAGTAATGTTTTAACATCTACAATTGTTGATGGCATTATTGAAAATGCAGAATTTAGAATATTTAGAGATGTTGATTCTGATAATAATAGAAGATATGCAACAGCAAATTTAATTGCATCACAAAGATTTATAGATGTACCTGCTGATTTATTGGTTGTTCGATCCGCTCAAATTGTAGATGGTGGATCAGGGGGAACTAGAAACTTCTTAGAATATAGAGATACAAGTTTTATGTCTGAATATAATTCAACTGGAGTAACTGGAGAGCCAAAATATTACAGTATGTGGGATAAAGACACTATTGTTTTAGCGCCTACACCAAGTTCAACTTATGAAATTCAATTAAATTATATCTTGAAAGATCCAGGTTTATCGAGTACAAATACAACCACATACTTAAGTAAGTATTTTCCCAACGGACTTTTGTATGCATGTTTAGTAGAAGCATTTTCTTTTCTAAAGGGGCCAAATGATCTCTTGCAATTATACGAAGGAAAGTATAAACAAGTAGTTGAAGGCTTCTCTATAGAACAAATGGGAAGACGAAGACGAGATGAATATCAATCAGGTGTTCCTCGAGTCGGAGGCAAATAAGGAGATAAACTATGGCGATAACACAAGCGATTGCAAATTCGTTTAAAAAAGAATTGTTAGAAGGTCAACATGAATTCCAATTTGGAGGAGATAAATTCAAATTGGCTCTTTATAGTTCTTCAGCTACTTTAAACTCAGCAACGACTTCATATACAACTACGGGTCAAGTTGGTGATTCAGGATCATACTCTGCAGGTGGTGGAGCATTGGTACAACCGAATCCAAGTACATCCGTTGCATCAGGTGTTGCGATTGTTGATTTTAATGATTTATCATTTACAGGTGCAACGATCACTGCAAGAGGAGCTTTAATTTATAATACTTCAGCTACTAACAAAGCAGTTGCAGTTTTAGATTTTACATCTGATAAAGTTAGCACAGACGGAACTTTCACAATTATTTTTCCAGCATTCACTACATCGGCAGCTATATTAAGAATCTCCGGCTAACAAGGAGGTTTAAGTGGCAGGATGGAATGGTAATTACACTTGGGGCACAGGTGCTTGGGGCATCGGCCGAGTTGATGTATCCGTAAATCTTACCGGACAATCTCTAACTACTAATCTTGACAATGTTACTGTTAACGCAAATGCAAATGTTAATGTAACTGGTCAATTATTATCTACTAATATCGAAAACGTTACTGTTGAAACAGGCGTTGATGTAAATGTAACTGGTGAACTCTTATCCGCTAATTTAGATAATGTCACTGTTACTGCAGATGCAAATGTAGATGTAACTGGAGAATTATTATCTGCAAATTTAAATAGTGTTACCATTACAGCAGATGCAAATGTAAATGCAACTGGACAATTATTATCCGCAAACTTAGATAATGTATCTGTTACTGCAGATGCAAACGTTAATCTGACGGGTCAAGAATTAACGCTTCAAGAAAATACTCCGACTGTTACTGCAGATGCAAATGTTAATATCACCGGTGAACTGTTATCTGCTAATTTAAATAGTGTAACCGTAACTGCTGATGTTGATGTTAATATCACCGGTCAAGATTTAACAGTTCAAGATAATGTTCCAGATGTCACTGGAGATGCAAATGTCAATCTAACCGGTCAAGGATTAACTGCTGCAGAGGGAGATGTTGTTGCTACTGCAGGTGCAAATGTCAATGTAACCGGTCAAGAGTTAACCGTTCAAGATAATGATGTAGAGGTTACAGGAAATGCAGATGTTTTTGTAACTGGAATTAATTTGACAGTTGCAGAAGGAACACTTAAATTCGTTATTTGGAACCCAGTAAATACTGGCTCAACGACGACTTATACCAATGTCAATACCGGCACAACGAGTGGCTGGGTAGAAGTCAATACCGGTACAACTTCTCCGTGGAAAGAGGTTGCTTGACAGTAATGTCTAAATTTATTAATATCGAATAATTTAAGGAATACAAAATATGCCAAATACTACATCAGCTAGTTTAAAACTAACCGTACAAGCAACTGGAGAAAATTCAGGAACTTGGGGACAAATTACAAATACCAACTTACTAATTCTAGAACAAGCAATTGGTGGCTATGATGCCGTAGCCCTGAATGCAACCACTGGAGCAACTTTAGCCTATACTAATGGTGCATTATCCAATGGTAAAAACAAAGTCATCAAATTAACAGGAACCATTACAGCTAATGTCAATGTCATTATTCCTGATAGTGTTGAAAAAACTTACATTATTGAAAATGCAACAAGTGGAGCCTTTACGGTAACAGTAAAAACAAGCTCTGGAACAGGGCCAACTTTTGCAGCCACAGATAAAACAATAAAACTTGTATATTCTGATGGAACTGATATTGTAGAGTACAGTAATAATTTATCAGGTGTTGCCAACAACGGATTCGCCGTTGCTATGGCAATTGCCCTTTAGGAGAATAAAATATGGCACAAGATTTTACAAGATATAGCGCAGAAGCAACAGACAGTGCAGTAACGGTATTTACAGCAGATTCAAATGATGCTGTGATTGGAGTAAGAGTAACCAACACAACAGCTGCAGCGATTGCTATTGATGTTTGGGTTTCTGTATCAGGATCAACCGACAGATACATTGCAAAAGATTTAAGTATACCACCAGCAAGTTCAGTAGAGCTTGTAACAGGAGGTGCTAAATTTGTAATGCAGAATACGGATGTATTAAAAGTACAATCAGATACTGCAACATCAGCGGATGTATATGTGAGCGTTGTTGATTCAATAAGTGCATAAGGAGAATAAATGGATAGTTTATATACTACAACTTACATTGGTAACAAACCAGGTGCAGAAGATATTTATACTCATGCAGAGACTATTGATAAAACGATAACTATTGAATCTGCAGTCCTTGCAGGTCCAGTAACATTTTCAGAAACAGTGACGGTAACAGGAACCTTGGTAATTGTATAATGAGTGAATTAAAAGTAGATAAAGTTAGTCCAAGAACAGGTAACTATGTTGCTTTAAATACTGTTGGTTCTAAGAACATCATCATCAATGGTGATATGAGTATTGCTCAAAGAGGAACTTCTACTGCTTCTATAACTACATCTGGTTTTTACACAGTTGATAGATTTGAAACTATTGTTGGAAGTCAAGGAACTTGGACACAATCTCAATCAACTGATGTACCTAGTGGTCAAGGCTTTGCTACATCTTTAAAAATGGATTGCACAACTGCTGATGGCTCTCCTGCATCTTCAGATAGTTTAAGAGTAAGACAAATTATAGAAGGTCAAAACTTACAATATTTAAAAAAAGGAACTGCAAATGCTGAAAGTATAACTGCATCTTTTTGGGTTAAATCTAATAAAACTGGAACTTATATTTTTGAAATTTTTGATGCTGATAATGCAAGATCAATTTCAAGAGCTTATACTATTGATAGTGCTTCCACTTGGGAGAAAAAAACAGTTACAATTCCTGGAGATACAAGTGGAACACTTGGTAATGATAATGGTGGTAGTTTTGAATGTACATGGTGGTTAGGAGCTGGAACTAATTTTACATCTGGTACTTTACAAACTTCTTGGTCAAGTCAAAACAATGCAAACAGAGCAGTAGGTCAAGTCAACCTTGCAGACAACACAGCTAATGAATGGTTTATTACAGGCGTACAATTAGAAGCTGGAACCACTGCATCTGATTTTGAGTTCTTGCCTTATGATGTGAATTTAGACAGATGTTTGAGATATTATGAAGCTAGAACCACTGCATTTTCTGGACAAAGGTGCATATGGACAGGAGATGTTACATCTGGTAATAATTATTTTCATCAAACAGCTTTTAGTGTAACTAAGAGAACAGAACCTACAGTTTCAATAACTGTAAGTGCTGATAGTGGTTTTGACGAAACAAGTATTGCTTTACAAAATACTTATTCTGGTAAAAATTTAATAGCTATTAGCTGTACATCAAATGCAACATCAGCTAGAGGTTATTTTGATTTCGAAATATTAATAGATGCGGAGTTATAATTATGATTAGCAAAGAAAATATTGTTTCAGTTACAAAAAACTATGATGATATAAATGTTAATAATTTTAATTTCAAAGTTATTTTTAATACAGATAAAATTTGTTTTGTACCCCTAGACCCAGCAAATTCAGATTACCAAGCAATACAAGAGTGGATTGCAGAAGGAAATACTGTTATAGATAACGGAGGAAATAGTTAATGGCATCTATATTAAAAGTAGACACGATCCAGGATCAAAGCGGCAATAACATTATCAATGAAAATGCTGATACGATCACGATTGGGGCATCAGGGGATACGATTACGGTACCAACAGGTGCTACGTTAACGGTTCCAAGTGGTGGATTATCAGGTCAAAACTATCCAGCTTTTGAAGCATATTTATCAGTAACTCAATCTATACCTAATGCAACTGCAACTAAAATTCAATTCGCTACAGAAGTATATGATACTGATAACGCTTATGACAATTCTACTAACTACAGATTTACACCACAAGTTTCTGGAAAATATTTTGTTTATAGTTTTGTAAGATTTTTAGATGTAGTAAATGAAAAACAAGGTATTATTTATGTTTATAAAAATGGAAGTCCAATAGCTTTTGTAAATAATACCTCATCTGGTAATACTGGTGGTAATATAACTACAACTATGACAAAGATTGTTAATTTAAATGGTTCAACTGATTATATTGAAATATTTGGTTTTCAAGATAGTGGTACAACTAAATCTGTTCAAGGTTTGAGTGGAACTTCTGCTTTAACATTATTCGGCGCATACAGGATAGGAGATTAATCATGGCTAGTTTATCAAATAAAATAAAACAATATGTAAATGCAGAAGTAGATTTTTCTAAAGATGTTATCTTGCAAGACGACAGTAACGGCAAAGGTCCTTACATCAAGGAGTGGAACCTCGCCACTCCAAAACCGACTCTAGAACAATTGAATGCATATGAGGCACAAGCAACCACTTATGAAAACAATGAAAAGATTAAAGCAACTAGAAAA